TCTTGCCAGTCATAGCGAGACGCTTGACAAGGGGAGCCATCTTCAGGTTCTTTTGGTAAGCAGCAATGATTTCGTCTGACCAGATTTCTGGTACAAAAGTTGCTGCTTCTGTTAGGGCGGTATTACCTGCCGCGCCGGGATAAGTTGCTGTAGCCATGAGTTATCTCCTTAAAAGGCTATCGAACTCGACCCTCTGCGTATGCTTGTAAAATTTCGTCTGATAACGAGTTGTAACGCTCTGGGTCGGTTTTCATTAGTTTAATAATGTCAGCACGACGATAGACTTTCCTGCGAGATCCTTCTGCTGTACCACGAGCGTTGCCTGTAGTTGCGGACTTTACGGCACTCTTACGGGCTGCTTTCTCAGCTTGAGCCGTCTGCTGAACCACTTGATTACGTTCTTTCCAAAGCGTAAAAAGTTCGTCAGCAGAGTCATAATCGTAACCTTGGTCTGCTTCTACAAACAGCTTAGTTCTAACTCTTGATCCCTTGATCCACTCAGCAAAACTGTTGTCTTGCAAGATACTTTCCATATCAGGGTGTTTAGCCCTAAGTTGTGAAAGAGTAGCTTGTTGACGGTTTTGTTGTGCGTAAGCCTCTGCTTCTTTGATCTTTGGGTGGTTATCAATAGCTCTGTTAACAGCAGTTTGAGGATCAATAAAAAAGTCTGTATCATCTTGATGTTGCTGTTCTTCAGGTGCTGGTTGTGTGTTGAGTTCTGTCTGAATGTAGTTATCAACAACTTTACGTAACTCGCCTACTTCCGTACTCTGTTTGCCTGAAAACTTCTCAAGCTCTTGGTGCATCTGTACGAGTTCTTCGACAGACTTACCTTGGTACTTTTCTGGAACTTCAGGCTCTTGTACAGGTTGTTCCTCTTCTTGAGGAGTCTCTACGGTGTCCTGTGTGTCGAGTTGGTCTGTTGTTTCTAGCTCCTCTTCTGGACGCTCATCAATAATTGTCGCTCTTGACATCACTAAAATTACCCCGCCTTTTTAGGTTATGGAGATTATTGTTGGGATTGACTCTCACGAGCTTCCCTTCCTTTTCGCCCAGCTTTTTCGTGTTCTCGTACCCACTTCATGTGTCTTCCGGGGAAGTCACCAGTAGATCCATCGAGTATGCACGGTGTTGCCGAAACGATTTTTGTAGCGTTAGCGCCGCATCCGCACCTTTGGGTTGTGACGCCTTGCTCTACAAATGCTTCAAAAACGTGTCCGTTAGTACAACGGAAATCAAATACTTTAATCATTATCTTTGTTAAGCTCGTCGTAATTAGCGTTTGTTGTAGACTCTAAATTTAAAATATATGCTAAGACGTTTATTTGTCCTTTACGCATATATAGGTCATTAGCATCTTTAGTAGCTTCTACACTGTTAATCACTAAAGTATTCTGTTTAAGTTCTTCAATTAGCTGTTTCCAACCATCAGTAGAAAACAGGGTGAAGTAATTATCGTAATATTGCTGTGTTTCTTGATCCACTTGAGGCCTCTTAGGTTATCTCTAATTAATAAAATGTACCACAGTACACTGTATATTATATCATATATTAAATCAAAAGTCAAGCATTATTTACGTTTTTTGGTAGTTTTTCTCCTTTTGCCTGAGGCAGTGACAGCGTATTTAATTGCCTTTGGGCCTCTTTTCTTGCGCTTTGCCGCCTCTTTCTCTGCTTTAGTCATCTTGGCGGCTACCGTTTTTGGCCTACAGGCTGGGTAAGGACGTTTAGACCCCTTGGCTTTTTTACGACCACACTTCTTTCCGGTCTTTATGTCAACCCAATCTTCTTTAAACCATTTAGTTAAACCGCCTTTGGTCTTAGGCATAAGTTCCACCACGTTTTTTGTATTCCCTGACTAACCAAGCATTGGCGTAGGCACTAGGGTACACGTCAAACTTTTTCTTAGCTGCAGCCTTAACCCTAGCGTAAAGAGCTTTGTTCTTTACATTAGAGGGTATAGTGCTTTTCTTTTTCTTTGCTTTAGGTTTACTTTTTGCGCGTGGCATTTTTACGTACCTTTCTAAGATCAGCGCCTGTAATTTTGTTTCTAGGCTTGGCTACTCTAGCGAGCTTTCTTTGTTTCGGGCTGTAGTTTTTCATCGGCATTTTTAGTAACCCTTAGGCTTTTTTACTTTTTTCTTTTTCGGTGGCTTATGATACGGCATAGTTATTCTCCTTATTTTTTGTGGGCTTTTTGAACTTCAAAGTTTGCAGACTTAGACGCACCCTTGTGGGGCTTATAGCCGCCTGCAGGATCCTTCATTAACTTGTAGCTGTTACCGCTTTTCATCCAGTGGTAACCTTTTGGTGCTGAGACTTTCATAGCGTTTACCAGTTTTTGCAAGACCAGTATCTTGCGGTGAGTTTACTAGGCGGACTTGTATCACACTTGTGCCTAGCTCTAAATGACTTACGCCGTGCTGGTTGATCTTTTTTGATTTTCATCTTAGCGTCACCAAACCTGATTGTTTTAGTCTTGTCGCCTTCCTTGGCTACCACCACGTACTTTTTGGTTGGGTGATTAGGAGTCCGCTTCGGCTTGTTGTACCCGCTTACTCCTGCTCGCTCCAGCTTTGGGTCTTTTTTCTTGGGCATTAGCCACGTCCTCCAGCTTGTCCATTCGGCATTGTAAGATCTCTAATTGATCCTTGAGGTCTTTGAACGCTCCGTTGATCTGCTTGAGCAGGCTGTTCATTTCGGTTTGTGTCATTAACATTTGGAGTTTTGCCCTGTATCTCTAATTCTTTGAGGTATCTGTCTGCAATTTTTAGTCGTCTGTCAAACTCTTTGTCGTCAGCGTCTCCTTCTTTGATGTTTTTAGTAACTGCGTTGAGAACATCAATCTCTAACTCTTGAGGCATAAGCTGAGTTTCTACAGCCAGCTTCTGTGCTCTAGCTTGCGATTCTGCTGCTTGTCCTGAAAGGGCTGCTGTTTGACTTTGCTGGAACGCAATCTGAGCCTGTTGTGCTTGCATAGCCATCTGTTGCGCTTGGGGGTTAGGCTGACCAGCTTGAGCCATTGCTGCAATAAGCTCTTCACGGTTAGACAGGTTCATGTTGTCAATAATACTCTGGATTAACACAGGGTACAGAGGACTATCTTGCTTCATTGTTTGCAGAAGCTGTACTAACTGAGTTACCTCGTACTCACGCGCAATAATGCCCAAAGTGCTTGTAGCCATAAATTTATAGTCTGCTACGGGATAGTTTTCAGGGTCAAACTGCATATACCTGTGTGCAGCCTTGGTTACAAAGGGCAGGAGAAAGGACTGCTGGAAGTTAATTAGAGTGCGCTTGTGCCGTTTAATAATAGCCCCAAGAGACATAGAAATACCAGCGGCAGTAGCTTCACGATTAACACTGCCAGAAATTCCTGCTGAATCAACCGCTCCTGTAGCCTGCTGAACCATATTTTGTAGGGCTTGGGCTTGTGCAAAAGTGATTTGCCCAACTTGTCCAAAGTTAAACGGCTGGAGTACTTCACGAGGATCTCCATTAGTTAGAATCATCTTGCCGGGACGCACTTCAGGTTTAGCGCCTCTGGGAAGCCGTGTAGCGTCCACAGCGAGCATTGGGTGAATCGTGAGACTCAAAGCGTCTATTCTTGCTCGTAGCTCTGTATCAAGCGCCTTCTGGCTGTTGTAGCCCTTCTCACAGACACCACGACCCCAGAACCTGCCGGGTACTACGTCCCACGGAAACGCTACTACAGGACGGTCTTTCATCATGTACGGGTTTGCTTCTGCTTTGAGCAGCGTACCGCCGTTTGCAATTACGACGATTGCTTCAACGTACATTGAGTCTCCGTCAACCTCAACGTCTTCAGCTTCGAGAAGCTCCTTTGGAACAAGTCCGTAGTACTTTGTCAGACGTACTTTGTCGTCGTTGTAGATCGTTAAGTCTTGATCTGGCTCTAAATCTGTGTCAGCAGCAGCCGACTCAATAAAACCTTCACGGTACACGCCTTGTTCTTGTAGAAGTTCTACGGAGTGCTTAGACACAAACTCGTCAATAGCAACACCGTAGGCCTCCTCAACTGAGGTTGCTACAGGGTCTATCAAAAAGTTTTGTGGCAACACTGGCTTGAGCTTTACTACTACACGGTCTTTAACGTTGACACCCACAGCAGTCAACTGTCCGTCCATAATTGGTTGAGTGGCAGGAGCCATTTCTTTAATTTCTTCTAGAACAACTTCGCCAACGCCTGTACCAAACACAGCAGCGTTAATAAGACACTCTGCTACAGCCTTGCGAATTTTACAGGCTTCAAAGTCTTCGTTTAGTTTTTTCTTTAGAATTGATATGTCTTGTTTTTGCGAATCTGCTACATCGTCTTTAATATCAAAGAACTGCCCACGTCCAAAGGTGGCTTCTTCTAGTTCTGCAACGTTAGACTCTACAGCCTGCTGAAGCGCAGGAGCGATAATACGAGAACGTTCTGATGCTCTCTGCGAGTCATTAGGATCCCATTGACCTCTCCATAACCTATAGTATTCTTCAAATCTTTCTTCGTAGTTTGATTCGTAGTAATCACGCCAATCCTCACATTTTGACATTACCCACTCTTCCAAGGACTCTTGGATCATCAGCGGGTCTGGGCTATAAATTTCGTCTGCCATTTTGTTTTCCTTAAATTATAGCAACACAGTACCCTAGTGTAAAAAACACAAGGGCGCTGATTGCGTATATTCCGTAGGTATTGAAAGGTCTAAAAACTTTCATTTAGTATCCTGCTATTACATCTAGTATTTCGTGGTCGTCAATTTCGTAGTCGTAGTCGTATGCTACTTGTGCCAACTGGTCTATGTACGCTAGTGCGTCAACTAAATCGTCGTGTGTTAGCGCATCTGGAAACTGAAACAGTTGATCTAAGAATCTGTTGTTCCACTCTCCTTGGTTTAACGTAACGTACCCGTTTTCAAACCTGCCTTGTAACGCCCACATAACCCTGTCAGTTTTCTTTCGGTTACCATGGGTTAACTCCTCTACCCTAAAGAACTGCCCGTATCGTTTCATCAGATCGCTTAGAGGAGACATTACAGCTTGTTTGGCTATTCCTTTTTCAATACCAACACTGACGGGTCTGTAGTCTCTAACGGCCTGAAAAATCTTGGTGGCGGTCTCGTCAAGACTCCACCTCCCATGTATAATGTTATCAACGTACCAACCATCAGGACTAACTTTAACAACAGCGATTGCGGTTTCATCTAGTTTAGTATTCTTCGTTCGTTTTTTGTTTACGTCTTCAAAGCCTGCGAGGTCAACAGCTATGTAGTAGTCACCTTCATCTGGTTCTTCACCAAACTGGACCCACCCTTCCTTGAACATTTCGGAGCCTCTTGCTTCAAATGAGGCCATGAACTCTTGTCGGAAGGCGTAACTCGACATGGACTTCTTTGCCGTGTCAATTTCGTTAGGGTCGAGGATGGGGTTGTCATAACTGGTAAAGTGCCACCCCTTGTAAGTTTCATCGTCCCCTAGCTCCGCAAGTTTGTACAGTTCGTAGAAGTGGTTCCTGCCCATAGGCGTACCTATAAACATCGCTGAACCTTTTTGGTCAGCCAGTGCTGGACGGAGGATCTGCTCCCATACGTCAGGCTTCATGTCTGCGTACTCGTCCATCACGAGAAACTTCAAGGACACACCACGCATTGTCTCTGGCCTGTCGGCTCCTTTGAGACTAATCGTGGCCCCGTTGACCAGCTTGATCTGCAGGTTGTTAATGTGTGAACCCGCAATCACAGGGTGTCCTAGCTCCAACAGAGTCTGCCACATGATATCACGGGCCTGACCCTGAGTGGGCGCAACGTAAAAAACGTGGCCTTTGTCGGCCTGCAGCGCATTGATAATTAACATCCACGCTGCGAGTCTGGACTTCCCTGTCCGTCTTCCAGCAGCGACTACCTTGAACCTTACGGGATCAGAGTAGACTTCCTGCTGCCACGGCAGTAACTGTACGTTTAAGTCAGTCA